GTACAGCCCTTCGGTTATCTAAGTTCCAAAAATCGTGGATTATCAGACGTGGTAGAGAAGGTGGAAGAGTATTTATCTTGCGAAAGGCCCTCCCGCAGAGAGCTTTGAAACTGTACCAGTGGACATCGGCCATGATCCATGAGCCATCAACCCCCGCCCCGTTTGCCATCTTCCATTATCCCGTTGACTACGGCCACCTTTTACAGACCATCCTGAAGAGTCCTTCACCTGCAGCGCGGACCGTGCAGCTGGATCCGTGATTTCCCATCTCCCAACTCCCACTTCCCACTGCAAATCCAACACTTTTTAACCACGGATGGTGAGCTCAGGAGGCAGCTGGTACCGAGACTCGGGTGAAGCTGGGAAAATAAATACTTGACATCAGCGTGGGATAATATATATACGCACATGGTAGCTCAATCATCTCAAACTTGTTAGCTCCTGTTTGTCCGTTGGGCTACCGTCATCGTGGGGTACTCGAGAAAAAGCTTACCACTGTAGTCAAAGACTAGTCGCTCGGTGTTTATTGCGAAACCTATGATACCCCATTTCCCATCTCCCACTTCCCACCGCAGAACCAAGAACTGTGGTTTGTAAACTAAGCATCAGGAGGAGCTGGTACCGCCCGCTGGTCCGTGCTTCAGTCAGAGCGATCGGTAGATTACCTACGCACACACACGCATGTGTGAAAAATTTTTTTATTTTATGCATTGACTTCTAATGCTAAACATCCTATATACATGGGATAACCAAAGGAGAACAACGATGACAAAAGAAACACAAGAAGACAAAAACAATTTATTGTTTAGCTGTCCAGAGCATGGAAAAGAAGCATACTTCAGTATTAAAAAATTTGAAAAGCACCCGAGATGGGCGAAGTCTATGGTGTATGTCTGGTTCAAGGACGACGAACGTGGCGACGAGAAGATGTGGTGTAGAATTTTCAAAGGAGATCTGAAGAAAGGTATTGGGATTCTAGACAATCAACCCTTTAACCAAATTCAATACAAAGTCGGTGATAAATTCAAATACCAAACCGATTCCAATGGCATCACATGGAAGGTAGGAAAAGCATGAGCATTGAAAAATTTTTGCTGGAAGGAGAGAAGGCAGAGTCCTTCACCATTGAAGATGTTGTCAAACATGGTTGCAGCGGCGGGATTATCCCGTCGCTGATTTACTATTATGATACAGTGAAGTTTCATGATGAACATGAAACCTGGATCTGGCAGCAGCTGTACCAACACGCCAACAACGATGGCATGTCGACCCTGCAATACATTTCCCGCTTAAACGGTGGAAAAGATGTGGGATCATTACGTCAATTGAAGAACCTGCTGAGCTGGTGGGCTGCAGAGGTAGCTGCACAGTACATCCTGAACGAAAGAGAGGAGGCAGATGAGTGCACTGGTTAGGTATATTATTTGGTTTGTTTTTGATGCGATCGGAGTGGGGGCGCGTGTTCGTGGGCCTGGCTTTGGTAGCGATATTCATTTAGTTCCCACATCCCGTGCCAAGCCCCAAGACTTTGAGTTTACAGATGAAGAGACTGGAGGCAGCTGGGACCGCTGTACCGAAACTGATGTGGTTTCCCACATCCCGCTGAAAGAAAGGAGTTTTGCTATGTATGAAGAAGCTAATGCATCTGGTACGGTCCGCAGCTCAGGACAGGAGTATGGAACTAATGTTTTCCCATTTCCCATTTCCCACCGAAAAGCTGAGGTTGATGATGTGAAAGATAGACATCAGAAGCACGGCGGTACCGCAAAAATTTTGCTTTTGTTCTATTGGTCGTTGGTTGGTTGGCTATTATTCAATCTGTGAGGTTAAAATAAAAAATGAAATAAATGTAAAATAAAGCTTGTTATGGTCATGGGATAATGTAAGCTTTCATTGTTATAAATATAAACAATAGGAGTATATAATATGACAAAGACAAAAGAGAAAGCACCTAAGTTGCTTAACAGAAAACAAACACAGCTAATTATAAATGGTTGTGAGTTGTTGGACAACAAAGCACAATTAAGCAGTGATTGGAATAGAATTATAAAACCAGAAATGGTTTTATTATTTGAGGAAATGAACAATCACTCATTAGTTGGTTTAGGAGTTGTTAAAAAGAAAACTCACTATTCAATTAACAGAAATGTTAAAGAATATAATATGTTTGATAGTGAGAATTTTAAAAAACAATATCCAGACTTGTTCAAAAAGTTCAGTAAAAAGAACATAAGAACAAACTGGACTTACTCAATCAGAGAGGTATAGTTCATTATGACAAAAGCACTAATAAAAATGAATGAGATTATATCTCAAGATAAGAACAATGATGAGATCGTTGCGGAGTTAAAACAATTCGTGGATATCTTAAAGAATAAAAAAGAAAGCACGATTGATTGGCAACTTGTTGCGGGATATCTTGATCAACAAGTCTTTGAATTCTTTTTAAGAAATCAGAATGATGAGAAGATCAAAGAGTTCGCAACAACTCTAGCAGGAAATCTTGCAGAGAAATTTGGCATGGTCAGAGATACAACGACTATGACACGACCTAATTAAACCAAATGCGTGGCGGATAAAACCGCCACGCTGTCCACCAGCAGTTCACCTGTCACCATCTCAATATTAGTATCTCTTTTATCCTACATACTAGATTTAGCGATTTTTACACACCCTACCCCCCAGATTTTGTGTATGTAACTTGACAAACAACATACGTGCAAAGTTAGACAGATATGATATAACCAAAATACTTATGGATTTAGATTTACTCCCAAAAGAGAAGTTAATTAAGGTAAAACAACTTCTAGATGCAAAAAAGATACTGAAAGCGAGAACAGAATTCCTTTACTTTGTTAAACAAGTATGGCCAGATTTTATATGTAGAGAAACAAATGAACCTTCTAAGTGGGGCCACCATCAAATAATTGCTGAAAAATTAACCCAGGTTGCTGAAGGCAAGATAAAGAGACTCATTATCAACATGCCACCTAGACATACTAAATCTGAATTTGCATCTTTTTTGTTTCCTTCTTGGATAATGGGACTCCGACCCAAAGCCAAAATTATGCAAGTTTCTCACAATGCCGAACTCTCACAAAGGTTTGGTAGAAAAGTAAGAAACTTAGTTGACAGTACCGAATATAAAAAAATTTTTAATAATATGGGACTCCAACAGGATAGCAAAGCCGCAGGTCGTTGGGAAACTTCTGATGGAGGTGAATATTTTGCAGCGGGGGTCGGTGGTGCCATAACGGGTAGGGGTGCTGATGTATTAATTATTGATGACCCTCACACTGAACAAAACGTCATGTCTGATTCTGCTATGGAGAAAACCTATGATTGGTATGTATCAGGCCCACGTCAACGTTTACAACCTGGTGGGTCGATCGTGGTTGTAATGACTAGATGGGCTACAGATGATTTGACAGGAAGACTTTTAAAATCACAATCTAACACGGGTGCTGATAAGTGGGAGGTGGTCGAGTTCCCAGCAATCCTGGACGACGGAGAACCTGTATGGCCAGAGTATTGGAAGAAAGAAGAATTAGAATCTGTAAAAGCATCTATACCTCCTCAACGTTGGAATGCACAATATATGCAGAACCCAACTTCAGAAGAAGGAGCCATAATCAAACGTGAATACTGGCGACCATGGTCGGGAGGCATGCCAGAATTAGAATTTGTTATTCAATCACTTGATACTGCTTTTTCAAAAAAAGAAACTGCAGACTATAGTGCAATAACTACTTGGGGTGTGTTTAGACCGTCAGAGGATTCTCCACCATGTTTAATGTTACTTGATGCTATGAAAGGTCGTTGGGACTTTCCAGAACTAAAAGCAGTTGCAACAGAAGAATATACATATTGGAAACCAGAAGCTTGTATCATTGAGGCAAAGGCCAGTGGACTACCGCTCATTCAAGAATTACGTAGAACTGGAATACCTGTCCAAGAATTTGTCCCTGGTCGGGGAAAGGATAAAGTTTCACGTGTAAATGCAGTGTCTCCTGTCTTTTCATCAGGAATGGTTTTTTACCCTGAAGGCAAGCAATTTGCACATGAAGTAATTGAAGAATGCGCAGCATTTCCTCACGGGGATAATGACGACCTCGTGGACAGTACCACACAAGCTGTGTTAAGATACAGAGAAGGTAATTTTATTTCAGCTGATTTTGACTATGATCCTACGGACGAAGTAAGAATGCCAAAAGAATATAAATATTATACGTAGAAACCATGGCTGATGATAACAGAGTAATATTAGATTATGATGAAGTAGCTGATCTAGATGATGCAAAACTAGAGGCAGCCAAAAAGAAATTTCAAGAAATAGCATATCCATTAGTAAGAGATGTAACGCCCGTGGTCGGTGAAGCACAGTCCTATAAATATGCAATGCAAGATGCTCAGACTTTAGCAAAAGCTGCAAGAAGTGAACCAGGCTATGATGATATGACTCCAATTGAAGCGTTGGGGTATGTAGGTCTAACTGCACTTGGAGTAGCGGGTATGACACCATTAATAGGGCCTGCATTTAAAAGTGCAGCTAAAGGTATTCGTGCATTGATGCCGAACCGTGGAACACGGCAATCAGCAGGTCAAACACTTCCAGGAGCTCGAGCAAACGAATTTGATAGAATGGATCTTGATACTCCGATGAACGATGATCTAAGAGCATCGATTCAAAATGACCCTAGGTTTGATATTTTTGTAAATGGGTTACCTGATTACAGAAGAACTCCTGAATCTTTAGAAGCAAATATGGTTGAGTACAGAAACATATACAGAAACGATCCTGCAAGAATGGCACAATTTAATGAAGACTATTCTCTTAGAGGAAGCACAAAAAGTTTAACTGAAGAAGCGGCTCAAGCAGATAAAAACCAAGTAGATTTTGATGCAAAAGTTATAGGTAATTCATCAAAAGCATTAACAATACCAAAAGAACCTTTAACGTTTGGTAAAGGGTTAAGACAAAATAAAAATGATACGGTGAAAGAATATTTAGGTTCTTCAGCTTGGGACGAAGTAAATAGATCTGGTAATGCAATGGGTACACCGCAAGAGTGGTTAGGATTTTTAAAAGGGCTAAGACAAAAAGGAATAAAAGCAGAAGAGTTATCAGACTCAGGATTATTGATGTTTGGTAAAGGTGGTGAACCTGTAGGCGGAGATATATTTAATTTAGCAAAAGACAATGCCAAACTTAAAATAAGTAAATCAGAAATTTTAGCAGCATTAGAATCTAATCCGACATTTAGAATGAAAACAAAAGATTACAGATATCCAATCAATACAGATGAAGTATTAAATGTATATCCTAATTTTGCAAAACTAAGTAGAGAAGTCGAATCAATGATTTTAAAAAACACAACTGATATATCAGATGTAAGTGCGCCTACAAGATCAGAGTTTAGTAAAATTACAGATAGCTTAAATAATGATAGAATCACCTTTAATGATTTAGCAGGTTCTCTTTCGGCTAAACCTAATAATTTATCTTCACTTGAAGCGACCAAAGTAAGATTAACAAATTCATTAAATAATTTTAAAGACAATGATAAAATACTAGTAAGAGCTTTAATAGATGAATATGATAAAGCTATTGGTATTGCATCAAGAGCAACGGAAGCCACTTCAATGCCAAGACATAAAGGGACTTTTCCAGGTGGCGGAACTGATTATAGAGAAAAGGTAACTTATTTAAATGAAGCTATACCAGGTAACTCTGTAGGTATGAGAATAGATAGCTCACACTTTAACGAACCTAATGCAGTGACATTTGTAAGATACGATACTAGAGGTGTAGACAATTATGGGGACACCTATTTTATGGTTGAGTTACAATCAGACCCTCATCAAAGCATAACTAAATCTGCATCAAGTCATTATAAAAAATTTAAAAAAGGTGAATATGAATTTAGTCCTGTAGACATGGTTAGAAAAAATCCAAATAGCAAAGCAATTAGAACAAGAGTTATAAAAAGAGAAATTGATGATCTTTTAACTAGACAAAATGAAATACAAAAAAATGCAATGGAAAGACCTCTAGCACCACCAGAGATAGACGAATTAGATTCAATAATGAAAAGTATTAAAACTAAAGAAAGAGATTTAAATAGAATGCCTGCTACACTAGGAGAAGCATCCTCTACTCAAATTTCACGAGGATCTACTTATGATATAGATAATAAAAGTTATGATTTTTTTCCAATGGGTAATGAATCTACTTGGGTCAAAGCAAATATTAAAGGTTTAATTAATGACGCAAGAAAAAATAATAAAAGATACATTGCACTTGCACCAGCAGACTTCTTTCAATTAACTATAAATAATAAAGCAAAGATAGAACAGTTTTATGGTTTGGGAAATAAAAGACTAAGTGATGAATTTATAAACGTTGATTCAATGAAAAATTTTAATAACGCTGATGGCAGTGGATTTGGTAAATATAGAAAATATAAAAAAGTAGATGACGACAGTTACTCAGACTCTTTGCCTACTGAAGAATTAGGAGGAATGGCTGTTGTACCGAAGGCCATGAAAGATGTTGCAAAAGAACTTGGCGCAACGTTTACTACAAAGAAAGTATTTCACACAGACCAAAATAAACTATATAAAATATATGATAATAGTAAAAAAGTACCCGCATATGCTTTTAGTAAGAAATATGAAATGGAAGAGTTTTTTGCTAATTTAGATAGGAAAAGTGGATTGGAGATGATAAAAATGGAAACAGATGATCCTAGAAATTTTGTCGAAAGTATAGTAATAGATTTACAAGGGACTAATAAAAAGGCTAAAATGAAAGCCTACAAATTTGGAGGATTCGTGCAGGTTGATAGATCTAACTTTGCACCTTTGTTTTAATGATAGATAAATTGATAACTATGACAGCTAAAGCTCCACAAGATACTGCAGCGTATGCGCAAGAACAAATAAATCAACCGCAAGACGTTTCATTAGGTATGGATGGATTTCAAAAAGAAAAAACAATGAAAATGAAAAAAGGTGGTTTTATTGCAAAAGGATGTGGTAAGGTCATGAGCAACAGACGTAAAAAAACAAGGATGTATTAATGTCAGGAGAAAGTTTCGAAAACACAGATTTAGAGATTGAACAAGAAACTGGTTCATTACCAGAAGATGTAGGCACTGTAATTGATGAAGATGAAAATGTAATTGCAGGAGAAGATTTACCTGAAGTTGCTGAAGAATCTTTTTATACTAACCTTGCAACAGTCTTAGATGATCAAACACTTTCTAAGATTGGATCTGATTTGGTGTCTGATTACGAACAAGATAAAAGATCAAGACAAGAGTGGGTAGATTCTTATGTCAAAGGTTTAGATCTATTAGGTTTTAAATATGAATCTCCAAGCAGACCCTTCTTAGGTGCAGCGGGTGTGACCCATCCTTTACTGGCAGAATCTGCAACACAGTTTCAAGCACAAGCGATAAAAGAACTATTACCCTCAGACGGACCAGTCAGAACAGAAGTAATCGGTGCGCAAACAGATCAAAAAGTAGATCAAGCTAGCAGAGTTAAAGATTACATGAATTATATGATCATGAACAAAATGGAGGAGTACACTCCAGACATGGATCAAATGTTATTTATACTTCCCCTTACAGGATCAACATTTAAAAAAGTTTATTTTGATCCAGTAATGAATAGAGCTTGTGCTAAATTTATAAAAGCAGAAGATTTAGTAGTACCTTACAATGCAACTGATTTATCAGATGCAAGTAGAATTTCTCAAATAGTTCAAACATCAGAAAATGATTTAAGAAAATTACAAGTTTCGGGATTCTATAGAGACATAGATCTTCCGAGACCAGTTTATAAACAGGATAAAGTCCAAGAAAAGATTTATGAACTGGAAGGTGTGTCCGCAAATGACGGACGGGATCGTGGTGGGTTATATAATTTAGTTGAGGTTCATACTAATTTGGATATTCCTGGTTATGAAGATCCAGATGGAATTAAAGTTCCTTATATAGTAACTGTAGATGAAGACTCTAGAAAAATTCTTTCTATCTATAGAAACTACAAAGAAAACGATCCTCAAAAGAAACCAAAACAATATTTTGTACATTATAAATTTTTACCAGGACTTGGATTTTATGGTTTTGGTTTAATACACATGATCGGTGGTCTATCAAGAACTGCTACTTCTGCATTAAGACAATTACTAGATGCAGGAACTTTATCTAATTTACCTGCTGGATTTAAATCTAGAGGTCTTAGAATAAGAGACGATGCAGACCCTTTACAACCAGGTGAGTTTAGAGATGTGGATGCTCCTGGCGGAAACATAAAAGATCAATTTCAATTTTTACCTTTCAAAGGCCCTGACCAAACTCTATTTCAATTGTTAAATTTTTGTGTTGAATCAGGAAGAAGATTTGCTTCAATTGCTGATATGAAAGTATCTGATATGAACGCACAAGCTCCTGTTGGAACTACAATGGCGATCCTTGAGCGAGGGTCAAAAGTTATGTCTGCTATCCACAAGAGATGTTACTATGCAATGAGACAAGAATTTAAAATGCTTGCAAGCGTGTTTGCTGATTACCTACCACCTGAATATCCATATGATGTAGTAGGTGGAAATAGATTTATTAAACAAGAAGATTTTGATGATAGAATAGATGTAATCCCAGTAGCGGATCCTGATATATATTCTATGACACAAAGAATACAAGTTGCTCAAGCTGAATTACAACTAGCACAATCTAATCCAGCAATGCATGATGTTCATGAAGCATACAAAAGAATGTACCAAGCTTTAGGTGTAAAAAATATTAATGGTATTCTAAAGCCACCACCTGAACCACCAAAACCTTTAGACCCTGCAATTGAAAATACAGGTGCACTACAAATGATTATTCCAAAAGCTTTTCCTCAACAAGATCATGAAGCACATATTCAAGCACACATGGCATTTATGACTTCGAGAATGGTTCAAGTAAATCCACAAATATATGGATTACTTCAAGGCCATATAATGGAACATGTATCATTACAAAGTAAACAAGAAGTATTACAACAGTTTAATCAAAACCCACAAATGGTTGAGATGCAAACAGCTGATGAAGAAGCTTTTACAATAGAATTTGATAACGCGGTTGCTAAAAGAATTGCACAAAGAATACAAGAATTAGTAGCGATGGAACAACAATTTACTGCACAACAAAATCAAGATCCTCTTTTAGCTTTAAAACAGAAAGAATTAGACCTTAGAGCAATGGATATTCAACGAAAAGCTACTGAAGAAGCACAAAAAATGGATTTTGAAACAAACAAATTTAGTGCACAACAGACTTTAGCTGAAGATAAGCTTAATTTGAATGAAGAATTAGGCAGAAAAAGAATAGAATTGCAAGAAGAGAAACTTGATCAAGAAAATAACAATGATTCTGAGAGATAAAGGTAAAAAATCAGGGCCTCCACCAAAAAAAGGGCCAATGCCACAAGGTTTTAGTGGACAAAAAATGAAAAATGGTGGAAAAATAACTGAGAAAATAGAAAAAAAGAAAAAATAGGAGCATTTATGTGGTTATCAGCAATAAAATTAGCAGTTTCAGCAGGAAGTAAGATTTACGCTAACAAGCAGCGAACTAAGATGGCTATGTCAGACGCACAATTAATGCATGCATCTCGTATGGCCGAAGGAAAAGAAGCTTACCAAGGCAAATTATTAGAAGCACGTCAATCGGACTGGAAAGACGAGGCGGTACTCATAATATTATCGGCTCCAATTTTAATTTTGGCCTGGGCGGTGATATCTGATGATCCAACAGCGATGGACAAGGTAAGATTGTTCTTCGATATGTTCTCTACGCTACCGTCATGGTTCACAAATCTCTGGATCCTTGTCGTGGCGAGCATCTATGGTATAAAGGGAACACAAATCTTCCGTAATGGAAAAAAATAGTGGACTTTGAAACAATAAAATACATCAAGAATAAACTGCTTGAACCTAAGAAAGAACGACTTAAAGATAAAGTTGTAATTGGTGTTGACAATTGGGACGAATATAAATATATAATAGGACAGATCAGATCCATAGAGGATTTGCAACAAGACCTAACGGACTTGTTCAAAAAACAGGAGCTACATGACGATAATAACGCCGAAGGCGCAGGAGACTAAAAATGGAAGTCTTCTCAATGCTTACAAGACCAAGGAAGAAGTAGAAAAACTTTACTTACATTCCGATTCCATTGACAAAAAAGCCGTAGAAAAATTACCTCAACCAACAGGATGGAGAATGTTAGTTCTTCCATACTCAGGCCCTAAAAAATCTAAGGGTGGTTTAGTATTTTCAGATGAAACTCATGAAAGAATTCAAATGACAACTGTTTGTGCATTGGTTCTTAAATTAGGATCTCTTTGTTATTCAGACAAAGAAAAATTTGGAAATAAACCTTGGTGTAAAGAAGGTGATTGGATTATCTTCGGTAGATATGCAGGAAGCCGTTTCAAAATTGATGGTGGTGAAGTGCGTATCTTAAACGATGACGAAGTTATCGCTAAAATCAGTAATCCAGAGGATATACTGCACACTTATTAAGGAGCTAAAAGATGGTAAAAGATAAATATGGTTTAGACACTAGTGAAGTAGAACTTGACACTTCAGGAGTAGAAGAAAAAGAAGTTACAATTGAAGAAAAAAGGGTTGAGTCTAAAGAACCTGTAATTCCAAAGTTTGAAGTTGAACCAGATGGTACAGCTGTAAATGAACATAAAGACGATAAGATAGAAGTTGTTCAAGCAGAAGATACTGCGGTAGAAAACAAACAAGAAGATCAAAAAGATCCCCAAGACCTAAATAAATATTCTGAAAGCGTAAAAGGAAGAATAGGAGATCTTACTAGAAATTGGAGAGAATCTCAAAGAAGAGAAAAAGCAGCTTTAGAGTACGCTAAAGGTATTCAGAAAAAAATTGATGATATGCAAAAACGTTTTCCAAAGTTAGAGGAAAATTATTTAAGTGAATTTGAGAAAAGAATTAATTCAGATTCTGCTGACGCATCTAGAGCACTTCAACAAGCAATTGATTCAGCTGATTCTGGTGCAATTGCTAAAGCTAATGAAAGAATAGTTCAATTAAGTATTGAAAAAGAAAGATTAGCTAATACAAAATACATGCGTGAGCAAGAAGCAGAGCAAGTCAAAAATCAACCGCAGGAAACACAACCCCCTGAAATTCAAGCCTCTCCCAAAGCACAAGCTTGGGCTGAAAAAAATGAATGGTTTATGAATGACAATATTATGACTACTGCAGCACTTGAAATTGATAAACAAATCAAGGGTGAGGGTATTGCGGGAGACACAGATGCATATTATAATGAATTAGATAAACGACTGACGGAATATTTTCCTCAGAAATTTACTAAGCCCGAAACTGCAGGCACTGTAGTTGAGGAACCTAAACAGGAGCAAAAGAAACCCGTCCAGACTGTTGCTTCTGCTGTTAGAAACCAGGATGGACGCAGAACTGTGAAACTCACCAGGTCACAGTTGGTAATCGCTAAAAGATTAGGGGTGCCACCTGAAGAATACGCGAAATATGTTAAATAAAGGAGCTAAATATGAGTGAAGAAAATAAAAGAGTTTCGCGCGAGTCAGATCAAAGAACAAAAGCTGTTCGTAAAAAGGTCTGGTCTCCACCGTCAAGTCTAGATGCGCCTCCGCCACCGAAAGGTTATGTCCATAGATGGCTGAGATCCACTTCAATGGGTTTTGAAGACACTGGAAACATGTCTAAAAAACTTAGAGAAGGCTGGGAATTAGTTAGAGCAGATGAGTTGTTAAAACAAATCGGTCCTAATGATTTTCCTGTCATGCATAGTGGTTCACACGAAGGCGTAGTTGGGGTTGGGGGCCTATTGTTGGCTAGGATACCAGAAGAGATTGTAGAATCGCGTAAGGAATACTTTAGATCCAAGACCAAAGGTCAGATGGACGCGGTAGACAACGATCTAATGAAGGAGCAACGACCAGAGATGCCTATCAATATTGATAGACAATCTCGAGTAACCTTCGGAAGTGGAACTAAAAAATAATTTTTTAGTGACTACCAAGGGGTTATTAAACTAACAACTAACAAACTAAGGAGTAACAACCATGGCTAATCAAAGTGGTAACTTTGGCTTGAGACCGTCTAGAATGTTAGGAGGAACACCGTTTAATAACTCACAAAACAGATACAGAATATTGAAGAACTACGGTACTGCAATATTCCAAGGTGACTTAGTTGCTGCAAATACTAACGGAACAATTGTTAGAGCAGGAGCAACTGATAACCCTGTTGTTGGAGTTTTTAATGGAGTCTTCTATACAGATCCGACTTCTCAGAAGCCCACGTTCAAAAATCATTATCCAGGCGGAATAAGCGCTAACGATATTATTGCGAACGTAATTGACGATCCAAATGTAGTTTATGAAATTAAATCAGATGGCAGTTTTGCGACTGATCATTTGTTTGCAAACTACAAGATCGTTGCAACAGCTGGCGACACTAATTCAGGACAATCTAGAGTAGCTTTAGATGAAACAACTGCAGACTCTTCGTCTACATTTGTTTTACAAGCAATTGATATTTCTCAAGATCCTGAGAATAGTGATCAAACAACATCAAACGTAAACGTACTCGTTAGAATCAATGCTCACCAATACAAAGGTGGAGTAGTTGGTTTAACGGCGTAATAAGGAGTAAATAACTATGGCTATATCACGAGCACAACTAGTTAAAGAACTAGAGCCAGGTTTGAATGCCTTATTCGGCCTGGAGTATGATAGATACGAAAATGAACACGCAGAAATCTTTACTACAGAATCTTCTGACAGAGCTTTCGAAGAGGAAGTTATGTTATCAGGCTTCGGTGGTGCACCTACTAAAACAGAAGGTGCTGCTGTAACATTTGACGATGCAAAAGAAAGTTTCACTGCAAGATATACGCATGAAACTATCGCTTTAGCATTTGCTGTTACAGAAGAAGCAGTAGAAGATAACTTGTACGACAGATTGGCTGCTCGTTACACTAGAGCATTGGCAAGATCAATGGCTAACACTAAACAAGTGAAAGCTGCAGCTGTTCTTAACAATGGTTTCGACACTGCTAATGGCGGTGACGGACAACCTCTATTATCTAATGCACACCCACTTGTAAGTGGTGGTACATTTAGAAACGAGTTGGCAACTGCTGCCGATCTATCTGAAACATCATTAGAACAGTCGTTAATTGACATTTCGGCTTTCGTTGATGAAAGAGGAATGAAAATCGCTACTCAAGGTAGAAAATTGATAATTCCAAAAGAATTACAATTCACTGCTGAGAGAATCTTAAAGTCACCTTTAAGAGTCGGTACTGCTGATAATGACATCAATGCGATGCAGAATATGGGAATGATTCCAGAAGGTTATAGAATCAACCATTTCTTAGCTGACAATGATGCATTCTTCATCATGACTGATGCACCTAATGGAATGAAACATTTCGTTAGAGCACCATTAAGAACTGCAATGGAAGGTGATTTTGACACTGGAAACATGAGATTCAAAGCTAGAGAAAGATACAGCTTCGGCTTTTCTGACCCTAGAGGAATCTTTGGTTCACCAGGCGCAGCGTAATTTTTAATTACCTAACTATTTAAAAGGGGCGGAGTTTACTCTGCCCCTTTTTTTATATATACTCAAAAGACCTAGAAAAATTTATTATGTCGACTGGCTAGGCAGACGGTATAGAGACGACATAACTAACGCTATACAAAGGAGAATATTATGGCAAATACTACATTTAGCGGACCAGTACGATCGGAAAATGGTTTTATTGGAGCTAATAAAAATGCAACTACAGGTACATTCACAAATGTTTTTGAAATAAATTCATCAGGTGCTTACACAGGTACAAAACTTGTTGGACAAGGAACTGCAGACGTAATCGTAGCAGCAACAGCTGGAACAACTGAGGTAACATTTTCTCAGCCAGATAATTCTATCATTACTTCTATTGATATTGTTTGTACTTCTGCACCTACTTTAGCATCAGCTGGTGACATTGGTTTCAAAGTTGGAACTGCAACAGGTGGCGCACAATTAGTTGCTGCAGTTACAGATCAAATTCTTGATGGTGGAACTACTGTTCCTGCAGGATCTGGTTACAACTTGACTTTAATAAACACAACTGGCAGTGATGCATCACCTGCAGCATCTCCAGCGGCTAACGTTTCTGGTGCAGCAAGAAATATTTTCTTGCAAATTACAAATACTGTAAACGCATCAGCAAGCGGTAACATGAGATTTATTATAAACATACAACAGTTTTAATAAATAGAATCAGTGGCTCTTTAGGGAGCCACAAACAAAGGAGAATTTTATGGCTTTTAAAGGCGATATACAAGCAACAAGGTCTGCAGCGGCGGCTGGCGCAACTGCAATTATTGAACAACCTATTAGGTTGAGAGGTATTATAATTGCATCAGACGGCACAGGAGCTGGAACTTTGGAGCTTACAACTACATCAAATTCAGGAGCTACTTTGTTTCAAGCAGATGTACCCTCTGGAGATGTTATTAACTTTAACTTTCCAGAAGATGGAATAGTATTTCCAAAAGGAATTTTTTGTAAAACAAAAACTAAAGTTACAGCTTATACTTTACTGACTGATAAATATTCAGGTAAAGGTTTAACTGCTTAGGATTTAAATGAATAGTGTAGGCATACAATCTAAAGGTACTAGTCCTATTTTGTTAAAAGATGGAGGTATGCCTACCAGAAGAAAATCTTCTGGTAATTACCGATCAACAAAATCAGGAGCAGGGATGACACAAAAAGGTGTCATGGCTTACAGAAGAAAAAATCCAGGTTCAAAATTAAAAACTGCTGTAACAGGTAAAGTAAAAAAGGGATCAAAAGCTGCAAATCGTAGAAAATCATACTGTGCAAGATCTTTAGGTCAATTAAAAAGATCAAGCGCAAAAACAAGAAACGACCCTAATTCAAGAATTAGACAAGCAAGAAGGAGATGGAAATGTTAGATCAATTAAAAGAAATTTGGAGAAGAATTAACGCAAGAATAATAGCCACGCCTAATGAAATGCATGGGATAATTTTATTGTTGATTTTAATAACACTAATATTAAAATAATATATGAATGGCTTATCTAAATGCAAATATACCGCCCATATATTGTAAAATAAAAAAGGAGTATCTTTATGATCTTAAAGAACATTATGGAGAAAGTGAAAAGTGTGTGGTCTTTGGTATTACATCCATTACAGGTCGTGCAATCTTATTTAACATCATGTTACCAAATGGTGCATGCTTTTGGCGTTTGCCTATCGCAGCGTTTTTCCAAAAATCGCATGATAGAGCCGATGTGCCGAATATGCAGACGCACGAATTGGAATTGTGGAACTGTTTTAGTTACTATCCTAGCGTTCATTGCTTTGATTGGTTGGATGGTCTAAAAGGAAAATTTTTAGGGTTAGATAAAAAATTCTATCATGGAGAATATTTATTTACTATTGATTGGGGGCATCCAGAAAATAATATTCTCAATACGGAACATTCTGAAATACCTCAAGAACATAAGTGTGCACATATATTGGCTCTTGCTAACGGGAATTATGCAGCTCAGCCTAATAATCGTATTCTGTGGCACGTTAATAGTTATACTACTGATAACAGCTGGCCAGACTATAAGGTTCAAACCACCGTTTGGGATGCAGAAAATAATGATATGGTTACAGAAGATACGGACAAAATGTTTTATGAAATGGAAGAAATAAAAGATAATAAAAGAACATATACTAAATACAAAGAATATGCAGATGATATGTCTTTTGAAAACGACGGTAAAAAAAATGATTGATAAATGGATATACGGGTTTTTTAGTGCTCTAGACAAAATTGGTCTAATGGTTGATAATCTTTGTCAACGTATGACTAGGATAAATATGAATTATTATTTTACAGGCTTGCTAATTGTAATGTTAGTCATCCTAGCTTTTTGTGGAGGGCCAAGTGTCCAATAAAGCTTTACAAATATCTGAAGAAGCATCTGTTCAGATGCCGATGAAGACGGTTGCTAGCTTGATAATAATGGTCGCGATCGGAACTTGGGCTTATTTTGGTATAATTGAAAAACAAAACAAGATGGCGACGCAGTTAGAATTAATGTCTAAAGATGTAGAAAACAATTCAGAGTTTAGAATTAAATGGCCACGAGGACAAATGGGTACGTTGCCCGCGGATTCTGAGCAGTACATGATGATTGAGGATTTGTACAAGACCACCGATCGTTTAAACAAACATATCGACTCAATGGCTTTAAACAAAGTAAATATAGAATTTTTACAAAAACAAGTGGAAAAAATGGTCAATGATATTGAAAAATTAAAAGACGCAAACAGAGAGATTAAATACAATGGCAACGGGACGCATTAGTAGAAAAGTATTAGATCACATAGCACAAATAAACAAAGAGAACAAAGCTATGAGTTTAGCTAAAGAATTAAAAAAAGAAGTAGAAACTGGTAAACATGGTACACAAAAATATGTTGTCAAAGAAGGTGAAAATAAAGGTAAAGTGATATGATTACAGAAATTGTGGTAGCTCTACTTATGTTTGTAAATGGAGAGATCAAGGAGCACCTTATTCAAGATAATATGGCTGCGTGCCTTCGAGGAAAGCGTACCGCAGAAAGACAATACAGTGAATCTGTATCCTATAAATGTTATAAAGGTAAAGCACAGACAGAAGTATACCAAGGAAGAAAATCAATAAAAGCATTAATATTGGAGTAATTATGAATTTGAGTCGTAATTTTAGTTTACAAGAATTAATTAAATCAGATACCGCCATCAGGAAGGGTATTGATAATAATCCAAATGCAGATCAAGTAGAAAAGTTAAAAGCGTTGTGTGAAAATATTTTACAACCAGTCCGTGATCATTTTGGCAGAGTAAAAGTTACTAGCGGATTCCGTTCACCTGAGTTGTGCCAAGCCATAGGATCAAGTTTGACCAGCCAGCATTCAAAAGCTGAAGCCGCTGATTTCGAATGTATAGGAACCGACAATGCTGAACTAGCAGATTGGATATATAAGAACCTTGAGATAGATCAATTGATTCTAGAATTCTACACTCCAGGAGAACCTAATTCGGGATGGATACATGCAAGTTACATACCTTATCAACCAAGAAAACAATTCTTGCATGCTTTTAAATTAGAAGGTAGAACTAAGTACAAACCAATTATAGGAAAAGCAACCGATTTAGTTTAATGGCCATATCAAGATCACAAATACCAAAAGAAGTTGAAGGCAAATTAAGAGGTGCTAGAAAAGGATCCAATGATAAGAGGAGACAGTTCCGATTACGAACTTCTAAAAAAGTGGTGCGAAACAGTTCCAGTATACAGTCCAAAAGATAGATTTTATTCTTGTGAAATAGGAGTCCGAGAAGGACTTGGTTCAAAAATTATAATGGATGCATTAAAAGAAAGATTAAAAGGTCTTCGCTATATGCATTTTGGGATAGATCCATATGGTAATTTGAATTATCAACATTATGATAAATCAGATTCATATACTTGTGATTACACAGATGAAATGTCTGAGCAAATGGTCAAAGATTTTGAAGAATACCCTATGTTTAATTTTATAAAGATGACAGATGCTCAATTTATGAATGAGAATGGTCACTTAGAATATTTTAACTTTGTTCACTTTGACGGACCACATATGACTAAAGATGTCTTAACAGAAGCTGTATGGTTTGCAAATAGATCATTAAAAGGGACTAGATTTGTGTTTGATGACTATCCTAAATATGACATGGAATTAATTCATAAGGTGCTTGAAAAATATGGGTTTTCTATAATAGAATCTGGGAGAAATAAAATATGCCTAGAAAGAACCCAATAGCCAAAAACTTACGGACTAGACGATTTAGACTGAAAGTGATAAAGTCTAAGAAAGTTTATAACAGGAGCAAACTTCAAAATGACGAAATTATGCCCGAGAGGGAAAGCAGCAGCAAAGAGAAAATTTAAGGTATATCCGTCTGCATACGCGAATGCATATGCAAGCAAAATTTGTGCTGGAAAAGCAAAAGATCCATCAGGTGTCAGAAGAAAAGATTGGGGCCCTAAGAAAAAGAAAGATGGCGGAGAAATAAAAATTAATAAAGTTATTAAAGGTTTAAAAAAAGCATCTAAAACTCATGCAGCACAAGCTAAAACTTTAGAGACAGTAAAGAAAGCTGATGGCGGTATGATTGATATGACAAAGATGAAATATGTCTAAACAAGGAACATGTTGGGATGGTTATGTCCAAAAGGGCATGAAGAAAAAAGGAAAGAAAATGGTTCCTAATTGTGTCCCTGCTGGTATGAAAGAAGGTGGTTTAACCAAGTGGTTTAATCAAAAATGGGTCGATATAGGATCTAAGAAAAAAGGTGGAGGATATAAGGAATGTGGAAGAAAATCTGCAAGTGGATCAAAAAGAAAGTATCCAAAGTGCGTCCCTGCTGCCAAAGCAGCAAGCATGACAGACTCTCAGAGGCGGAGTGCCGTTGCAAGGAAACGATCAGCGGGTAACCCTGGTGGAAAGCCCACTAATGTTCCTACCTTTGCAAAGAAACAATGTGGTGGTATAATAAATACAACGAAGTACAAAATTTTATAGGAGAATAAAATGCCAAGATCAGAAGGTTTAAAACCAATAGGTGA